AGCAAATCTGAAGATTTATAATCTAAAGAAAGGAGTTACCACTATGTCTAAAGGTAACGAAATCAAGTTTGGTGAGTGCTTCAACTTACCGAATCCCGGCTTGAGGTCCTATCTTGACAATGTCGTCAAAGGACAGCCGGAAGAATACCGGACTACTTTTGCCAAGGGTAGTTCTCTGAGCAAAGTTCTTGCAGATTGGAAGCCCACGATCGATAGAATTGGCGATCAGTGGCCAACTCTGCTTGACTTTGAAAATGACCTCGCGAAGAAGGTCGGGCCTCTATCTATCCAGAAGCCTCTCGATGAGCGTATGGAAGATATTGACCATTACTACACCATGATCTCTGATCCTGGTGAACCCATTTCAGACAAGGCGATTAGCGCAACTCTTGCTGAGTGGGGCAGTCTCCGTGGACTGTTACTTAGGGACCAGAAGCGGACCGTAGAGAATATGAAATTATCTACGAACTCTGGATCGCCATACTTTGCAAAACGCAGAGCCGTGGTGGATAAGACACTTCCTGTTCGGATTGAAACTGAGGGTCTCTCCTCCCGTATGTTTCTCAACGAGCACGAGTGGACGCCATGTGCAGTGTTAGGATGGCGAGGTCAAGAGGGTGGTCCCAATGATGAGGACGTCAAACAACGTGTGGTTTGGATGTTTCCATTCGGTGTTAACGTTCAAGAACTGCGTGTCTATCAGCCACTCATAATGGCGGCGCAACGCCAAGAGTTGGTTCCAGCCTGGGTTGGGTTGGAGTCCGTGGATCGAAGAATCACTAGATTGTTCGATACCAAGGGTGAAAAGGACCTGGTAGTATGCACGGATTTCTCAAAGTTCGACCAGCATTTTAATCTAAACCTTCAGAATGCTGCGAAGTCCATTTTAACGCAGCTTCTCACACCCAACGCTGAAAGCCGTAGCTGGTTGGAAAATGTGTTTCCCGTGAAGTACATGATACCTCTACTGTACGCCTGGGGTGAAATCCGCACAGGTTATCACGGGATGGGTTCCGGTTCTGGTGGAACCAATGCTGATGAAACGTTGGCACATCGTGCACTTCAGTACGAAGCAGCTATTGCCAACAACCAGAGACTCAACCCAAATTCGCAGTGTCTAGGTGATGATGGTATTCTCACATATCCTGGAATCACGGCGGAGGATGTAATGCGTTCATATACTGCACATGGTTTGGAGATGAATCCTGATAAGCAGTACGTGAGCACACAAGACTGCACATACTTGCGTAGATGGCACCATCAGCGTTATCGT